ATATTAGCAGCCTACAAAGATGGGAGGCTGATGTAGGGCAAAAGAGCCATCGTGATATGCCTCTTTCCAAATGGCTGGAATTGGTCGATATATTAAACGGCAAAATCCTTTAAAAGGTCGTCTGAAACGTTTTCAGACGGCTTTTTTCATGCCTGCCCGTTTCGCAAAAAAACAGCGGCTTACTACAACATATAGTATTTTATCTGTATAATATGCGCTAATTAATCAATATATTGTGTTTTAGGGGTTTGAAATGCGCCGTGCGTTGATTGCGAAAATCAAGATTGCTCAAAAGGAGCTGGGCTTGGATGATGCGACGTATCGCGCGGTCTTGGAGCGTGTGACGGGCAAGCGGTCGTGTACTGAGTGCAGTATCCCTGAGCTGGAGCGCGTGGTCGAGGATTTGCGCCAACATGGGTTTGCGCCGAAAAAGACGGCGGGACAACGGCCGAACCGCCGCGAGTCTGCCGACCCGATGATGCGCAAAATCGAAGCCCTGCTGCTGGATAACGGCTGGTCTTGGAATTATGCGCACGGCACGGCGAAAAAGATGTTTAAGGTTGACCGCGTTGAATGGTTGTCCGACGGCAATATGCACAAGTTGGTGGCGGCTTTGCAGATTAGTGCGAACCGCAAGAAAAAGGAGAAAACGGGATGAGTTTGAACTGGGAGATGACAGAGCAGGATTTTGAGGACGTGAAACATCTGCTGCCGCACAGCGTGGTGGCGATGATTACGGTTATCGGGCTGGAGGCGACGTTTCACATGGTTAAGGTTTGGGGCGGGACGAATTATCCGATTTCGAATCGCCGCCGCAATACGCGTCAAAGCCGAATCTTACACGCGCAACTGGTTGAGGACATCGGCGAGGAGGCAGCGGGGCGGTTGGAGCGTGCTTATGTCGGGCAGCCTTTCTTGGCGATTCCGCGCTGCTGGGATGCGATGCGCGAACTTCGCAACCGGTTCATCCGCCGCCAATATGATGCGATGAGCGCGGAAGGTTTGAGCGATTTGTTTATTGTGCGCGAGCTGGTGTTGGCGCATAAGCTGTCAACACGAAATATCCGATACATCCTAAAAGAGGCCGACCGCGAGGCGGCGGCAAGGGCGCAGGCTGATTTGTTTGCGGTATGATGGTTTTGTTTTCCTTGTGTGTTTGAGTAGACCTTTTTTCCCTGCTTCGTGCAGGGATTTTTTTTAACCTGCCTTCCGCTGAATGCAAGCCTGACGGGGCTTGGGGGTCGTCTGAAAAGGTTTAATGGGGTTTTAAAACTATCTATTTGAGGTATTTATGGCCCAGCAAAAAGAACTCCCTTGGATTGCTGAAGCGCGAAAGTATATCGGTCTGACAGAAATCCCCGGTAAAAACCACAACCCGACCATTTTGAATTGGCTTCACGGGCTGAAAGCTTGGTGGAAAGACGATGAAACGCCGTGGTGCGGAGTATTCGCAGCCCATTGTTTGCGAGCCGGTAACCGAGACATCCCGAAGGATTGGATGCGCGCCAAAGAATATGCTTTTTGCGGCAAACGCCTTACCAAGCCTGCTTACGGCTGTTTGGTCGTGTTTACGCGACAAGGCGGCGGTCATGTTGGTTTTGTTGTCGGCAAGGACAAGGCAGGCAATCTGTTGGTTTTGGGCGGCAATCAAGGCAACCGCGTCAGCATCGCGGCATTTCCGACGTCCCGCGTGGCTGCGTATGTGTGGCCGTCTGTCGGCGGTGCGCCTCTTGACCCCACTCCGGAGCGTTACAACCTGCCATTGGGCGGTGCGGCAATGAGCAGGAGCGAGGCATGAAAAAGGCTTTGATTGCTTTGGCATTGGCGGCATTGAAACCGCAGGTACCTGAATTTGAGATTAAACCTGCCCGCGTGGGCAACCTGAAACAACATCCGAGCCTGCGCTTGGGTAAATCAGGCGTGGCAGCCGCCAAACGTGCGGCGCGCAAACGTAAGAACCGTCGTTAATCATGGGACAGGTTAATTTTTACGAAAAGATGATTGAGCAATGGTCGCGAAAAAGCCACGAGGCAAGCGAACAGGCAGATTTGGCTGCGTTTGAATTTGCGGAGGGCGAACTTGCCAATTATCGGGAAATGCTGAAACGGCATCTGCAAAACGGGAGTGTGAAATAAATATGCGGATTTTCGACATTTTTAAAAACCCTGCGACAGGCAATGTGTCGCACTCGAAGCTGTGGGCAAACGTCGCTTGCGCGGCGGGTACGGTTAAATTTGTGATGTTGCCCGACCCGTCGGCAGAAATTTGGGCGGTGTATTTGGGCGTCGTAGGCGGCTATGCGGTGGCACGCTCGTTGGTCAGCGTCAAACGTCAGGAGGTCGAGAATGAATCCGAAACTCGTGAAGCTGTTGGCGAATAACTGGCAACCGATTGCCATCATCGCGCTTGTCGGCACGGGTTTGGCGGTGTCGCACCATCAAGGCTACAAGTCGGCTTTTGCCAAACAGCAAGCCGTCATCGACAAGATGGAACGCGAAAAGGATCAGGCCTTGCGTCTGTCGGCGCAAAACTACGCACGCGAGCTGGAACAAGCCCGCGAAGAAGCAAAACAATCTGAAGCCAAGGCGCACGCCGTCGGTGTGGAATTGGCACAAAAGCAGGCGGAAGTCAGTCGTCTGAAAACGGAAAACAAAAAGGAAATCGAAAATGCGCTTACTCAAGACCGCCAAAAAGCAGGCGGCGGTTGTATTGACGGCCTTGGCTCTCACAGCCTGCGCCTCTACGCCCGCGCCCTCGGCTACGGAAATTAAGATTGTCGAAAAGGTGGTTATGCCGACACCGCCCGCTGCGTTGATGGTCGCACCAGTGCGCCCGAATCCGCCGGAAGACGGCAAGACGGCAACGCTGCTCGAACATGCTGCCGAGTTTGGCGGCTATGTTTCGGAGCTGGAAAACCAAAACGCAGCGTGGCGCGACTGGGCAGGCAATCGCTCCCGCAAAGTCGGCGACTGACAAAAAAGCCCGCGTAGGGCGCGGGCTGAGGGTAAAAGCGGATTTTATACCTCTTTTACAGGGGTCGCGGCGGTAGTGTTTTTCACCAAATCGACTGCGTGCTGGCAGTTTTGCTTGCTGGTGTAGCCTTGGCCCTGAGCGATGATTTCATGGTTGGCTGCTTTCAAATGCCAACGGTATTCGCCTTTTGCGTCTTTATAGATTTCAAAATACATAAGGTTTCTCCTATGAATGAGTACACGTTTTCTTACCGCTTTGACGGTAAGTCCTGGTCATTGAGCATTTGGGCGGACAGCCCTGAAGAAGCCCGGGCAAAATTTCGGGCTGCACGGGAAAATGCGCAGTATGACGGCGAAGTTGTAACAAAGATTTATACATTTGTAAATATTTCGTGGGTTAAGAAGTTGTACAGACGGATAAAATATTTAATGGGTATCAAAGAATGACCTACCGTGAATTAGTTGAACGTCAGTTGGCTGTGCGCCATGCCGATTTGGAATTGGGCTTAAGCCGCGCCCGCGAACAAGAGCCGTTTGTCATCCATGTTTCTAATCTGCTGGATAAGGCAGGGTTTGAATATACGGTACGGATGAATAAGGATTTTCAGACGACCTTTAACCTTGAATATCCAAATACAAACTACGACACCTTTAAGCGTGCAGTTTGGCAGACGATTTCGGCGTATTACTGCGTTTGTAACGATGGGGATGGACTCGAAATTTCCAGCAATCGCCCTGACGGCTACTCCGTCCGTATCGTATTCGGCGATGTGCCGGTTTAAAGGGGTTTTAAATGGACTTTGAATTTGGTTTTAAAACCTTGTGGCCGATTGCGACGGCAGCGTTTTGGTTTTGGGTCAACGGCATTTCAGGTCGTCTGAAAGAGGCGGACAAGCGCATTGAAGACCTGAAAGAGGAGCTACACGAAGTAAAGCTCTCTTATCACACCAAGCAGGATGCCCAAGCCGACCGCAAAAATATCGCAGCGTCTTTGGAGCGCATCGAAAACAAACTTGAAAAAATGAATGAAAAATTAGACAGGAAAGCGGACAAATCATGAAAGACCCGATTTTAGAAGCCTTGGCGCGTATCGAAGCCAAACAGGATGACATGCTCGCCAATCAGGCGCGCATGGACGAAGAATTGCAGCAAATTAAGAAAGACTGCAAGAAATCTGCTGCGGTCTACGGCGGCCTTGGCGGCGTGATTGTAACGACCGGCTGGGAGCTGCTGCGAGCCAAGTTCGGGGGCTGATATGGCACACCCGAAAGAAACCCGCGAAAAGCTGCGCCGACTGTACGTCAGCGACGGCCAAACTCTTGAAATTGCGGCGATGATGTGCGAAATCCCGACAGCTACCGCCCGTAGTTGGAAACGTGCCGCCAAAGAGACCGGCGACGATTGGGACAAAGTGCGCGCTGCCTACACCTTGGCGGGCGGCGGCATCGAAGACTTGAGCCGCTCGCTGCTGGCGGGTTTTTTGGTGCAGTACCAATCGACGATGACGATGTTGCAAGACACGTCGATTGAAGAGCTGATGCCGTCCGAGCGCGCCAAATTGTTGGCGAGCCTGTCGGATGCGTTTACCAAGACCGTGGCGGCAAACGCCAAAGTGATGCCGGAAACGTCAAAACTGGCGACGGCGATTGAGGTGTTGGAATTGTTTGGCGAAGTGGTCAAGGAGCGATACCCGCAACACTTGCAGGCTTATGTCGAGTTGGTCGAGCCGCTGGGTGTGGAAATTGAAAAGAAATACAGGTAAGCGATATGCAAAAAGTTGAATACACCCATAAGGGATGGTTTTTATTTTGCCCGATTTGGGTTGCAGATTGGGATAGCGAAGTGCCGGCAGTTGCACCGCGCTATAAGCTGGAGCCGTTGTTTTGGCTCGCCGACCAGTTTTTTTACTTTATGTCAGCCATGAACGAAATGAAAACGGGAGAGCCGTTGCCCTTTTGTTTCATGGTTAACCCCGAGCCGCTGAAAAAGCCGGTTGTCCACTATTACGAATAAAACATGAAGTCCAAAGAGTTTTTAAAGTCGCTTGCCGAATACGCCGCCCAACTCCGCCAAATCATTGAGGCAGAGGTGGACGGCTTCGACGCGTCGACTGTCGCCATTGCAGAGCGTCGGGCGAAGGTATTAGACCCGGTCAACGGGTACGAGTATTTCGTAAACACATATTTTCCGCACTATGTCCGCTCGCCCGAAAAGTCGCTGCTGCACAAGTTTTTATTTTCCCGACTGCCCGAAATCTTGAGGTCGTCTGAAGGCATCAACGAGGCAACCGCCGCCCCGCGCGGCGAGGCGAAATCGACGCTGGTTACGCAACTGTTTACGCTTTGGTGCGTGGTAACAGGGCGCAAGCATTACGCGGTCATTGTGATGGACAGTATCGACCAAGCCTATCCCATGCTGGAGGCAATCAAGGCAGAACTTGAGTTCAACCCGCGCCTTAAAACCGACTTTCCGGAGGCTTGCGGACAGGGTCGCGTTTGGCAGGCGGGGACTGCGGTAACGGCAAACGAAGTCAAAATCCAAGTGGCGGGCAGTGGCAAAAAGTTGCGCGGTCTGCGCCACGGCCCATACCGCCCCGACCTCGCCGTCCTCGACGATATCGAGAACGACGAACAGGTACGCAACCCCGAGCAACGCGACAAACTCGAAACTTGGCTGAAAAAAGCTGTCCTCGCCTTGGGTGGTGCGGGGCAGAAGTTTGACGTGATTTATATCGGCACCATCCTGCACTACGACA